GTGCAGGGCAAAGACCTGTTGACTTGGGGGCTGTCGGCCAAAGAGATTCCTGACCCAGACCTCAACTACCCGTGCGAAGTGTGGCTCGTGGGCTCTACTGTTATCCGCGCTGTGTTGAACTACGACCAACTGGGCCGCAAACCATACTATGTGACTTCGTACGAGAAAGTCCCCGGCGCTGTCGCTGGTAAAGGTGTAGCTGACCTATGCCGTGATTCTCAAAGCATGGTTAACGCCGCTGCTCGCAGTTTGGCTAATAACATGGGTATTAGCTCTGGGCCGCAAGTTAGCGTCAATGTGTCACGCCTTCCACCGGGCGAAGATATTACAGAGATGTACCCATGGAAGATTTGGCAGTTCCAGAGTTCTGAGTTTAACGACGGCTCGCAACCACTGACATTCTTTCAGCCTAGCACTAACGCCAACGAACTGATGGGTGTGTTTGAGAAATTCTCTGCCCGTGCAGACGAAGACACCATGATTCCACGATACATGACTGGCGAAAGCTCTCCGGGCGCTGGCCGTACGTCGTCTGGCTTGTCCATGCTGATCTCGAACGCTGGCAAAGGTATTAAACAGGTTATCAGCAATATCGACCGCGCTGTTATCGTCCCGTCTATTGAGCGCCTGTACCAAGACAATCTGCGCTACAGCAAAGACCCAGACCTCATTGGAGACGTTAAAGCCGTTGCCAAGGGGGCTACCAGCTTGGTGGTCAAGGAAGCTGAAGCAGTACGCCGTAACGAGTTCCTACAGATCGTTCTCAATAGCCCAGTGGCCCAGCAGATCGTCGGCATGGACGGCGCTGCTGAACTGCTGCGCGAACAGGCTCGTAACCTGAGCGGCAACGTGAACCGCATCGTTCCTGACCGCCCAACTCTGACGGCTATGCAGAACCTGCAACAGCAGAACGCCCAGCTTCAGGAGCAGATAAATGTCATGATGGGCGAACTCCAAGGGGCTGCACAAGGCGGCGCTCCCGGTATGACACAAGGCCCAGCGCCGAAGAATATGTTGCCTGATGGCAGTCAAGTGGGTGGCCGTGAAGGCAATATGGTTTCTGCAAGGCCAAACGGTATTTGACATTTTTCCAAATTGTTGTATAGAATCCACACATGAAGATTTTCGTAGGCCAAAAGCCTGACCGGCAGCACATGCAAGCGTTAATTCGCTGCAAGCTGCAAGAAAACGAGCAGTTGCTCATGTTGTTCAAGATGAAACTAGAGGAAACTAAAAATTCCTTAATGGTTGCAGAAGAACCACATCGAATACACCGGCTCCAAGGTCAGGCCCAAGTCTTATCAGATTTCCTCGAAGCGGTTGAAAAATCGGTAGAGGTTTTCGAGCGGATCAAATGATCCGCATTTTTGTAAATCCGAGCAAACCATTATGTGGACGGCAGACCGAAGTAGGAGCCCTAAGCAGAGTTGGAGCCCAAGGAGAATTGAATGGCATTGCCAAGACAAGTAGAAGCTCAGTTACGTGAACTGGAAGCACTGGAAAAGCAGTTAGCCGACGAACAGAACCCTGCACCCGCAGCACCTGAACCAACGCCGACAGAGCCTCCCCAAGACCCACAGCCCGCGCCCACAGAGCCAAAGCCTGTTGAGCCAACGCCGACACCGACTGAACCAGTCGTGGCGGAAGAGAAATGGGAGCAGAAGTACAAAACCCTTAAGGGTATGTACGACGCCGAAGTTCCTCGTTTGCACGCCGATCTGCGTGATCTCAAGGCCCAGATGGATAACCTCCGTAAAGCCGCAGAGACCAAGCCTGTCGAGCCAGCAAAGCCCAAAACTGCTGAGAAGTTGGTGACTGATGCTGATGTTGAAGCATTTGGTTCGGACTTGATCGAAGTCCAGCGCAAAGTTGCCCGCGAAGTGGCAGCAGAGTTTCGTGGTGAGCTAGATACCATGCGTGCCGAGAATGAGAAACTGCGAGAGCAGTTGACCAGCACTGGTACCCAAGTATCTGAGGCAAGTTTTGAGCAGCGCCTGTACCGTATGGTGCCGGACTTTGAAGCAGTTAATGTCGACCCTAAGTGGATCGCTTGGCTGAACGAAGTTGACCCGCTGCTCCGAGCCCCCCGATCTTCTGTTGCACAGCAAGCGTTCAACCGAGGCGACGCTGAAGGAGTAGCACACTACGTTTCCCTGTTTAGGCAGGGCGGTAAACCCGTAGAGCCCACTGCCGACAAAACCAATGAGCTTGAACTTCAAATTCAGCCGAATAGGAGCGCTACAAGTACCCCACCTACCTCTCAAAAAGGTAAGGTCTACACCAATGCAGACATTGAGAAAATGTTCCGCAAGGCTACTGATCTGGGTATCCGAGGGCAAACCGACGCGGCAAAGAAACTTGAAGCTGAAATTGACGCAGCGTTCATGGAAGGTCGCGTAACTGCGTGATCCATGGGCAAAGTATCTACCCAACCTGTTTAATTTTTAGGAGGCCAAAATGGCTGCTGTTTATCCCGTCCAATCGCCGTTCAATACGAACCCCTCGTATTCCGGCGCGTTTATCCCCACCCTGTGGTCTGGCAAGCTGCTTGCCAAGTTCTACCAGAACACCATGCTGTCGGAAATCGCTAACACCGATTACGAAGGCGAGTTGAAGAATCAAGGCGATACCATCCGTATCCGTCTGGCTCCTTCAATCAGCATCTCCGACTACACCGTTGGTCAGAACTTGTCGTACGAAGTTCCAACGCCTATCTTCCAAGATATGCAAGTGAACAAGGGCAAGTACTTCGGCGTGCAGGTCAATGACGTTCTGGCTTATCAGTCGGACATGAACTTGATGAACATGTTCACCGAAGACGCCGCCAAGCAGCTGAAGATTCAGATTGAGAACGAAGTGTTCTTCAATAACATGATTACTGAAGGCCCTGCTGCTGCCAACGAAGGTGCTACCGCTGGTGCTATTTCTGCTTCCTACAACTTGGGCACCGACGTTACGCCGATTGACCAAGCTACGCCTGAAAACGTGCTGAAGGGTATCCTGCGCATGGCCTCAGCGCTGGACGAGCAGAACGTGCCTGAAGATGGCCGCTGGTTGATTATCAGCCCGTTTGACCGTCAACTGCTGATGCAATCCAACATCGCTCAAGCCTACTTCACTGGCGACCCACAGTCGACCATCCGTAGCGGCAAGATCGGTATGCTGGATCGCTTCACTGTGTACGTGTCTAACCTACTGCCAAAGGGCGAAGCTGGCAAAGCACTGGTCGCTGGTCTGTCCGCTACCTCTTCCGGCGGCGCTGTGACCAACGCTAAGGCCCGTCGTACCATGGTCGCTGGCACTAAGGCAGCAATGTCCTTCGCCTTGACCGTGAACAAGACTGAGCCACTGCGCAATCAGACTGACTTCGGCGATATCGTCCGTGGTCTGGCTGTGTACGGTCGCAAGACTGTCAAGCCTGAAGCTCTGGTTCTGGCTCAGGTCGGTTCGGCTAGCTAATTAACCGGGGGCTTCGGCCCCCGTTTTACTTCTTAATTTTTGGAGATCGATATGTCTACTCAATTTTCTCGTAGTATTGGCGGTTACGCCACAGCTACTGCTGGGACAACCCAGACTCAGGCTGGCGCTACTGCGCTGACTGGCGCTGTTAATTTCGTCACTACTGGCACTGCCAGCGATGGCGTTATGTTGCCTGCTGAGCGTCCTGTTGGCGATGTGGTCTACATCGTTAATAGCTCGGCTGCTTCGTTGAACGTGTACCCAGCTACTGGTGGCAAGATCAACAACGGTTCTGCCAATGCAGCCAAGGCTTTGGCCGCTAACATGTCTGGTGCTTACATCAGCTTGGGCAGTGAAAACTGGGGCGCTGTTCTCAGCGCCTAATCGGTGGCACAATAAAGGGGCTCTTCGGAGCCCCTTTTACATTTTGGAGTATTAAATGAACGTAATCGACTTGCTGGCTCGCCTCAAAGGTGAAATTCTCGCAAACAAAGCACGCGCTGTAATCGACGGCAAGATCGTCGTCTTGGCTCGTCTAAATGGCGAAGACTGGGAATATACAGAAGCAGGGCAGGAGTTGGCTAACACGCACTCTAACCAAGTTGTGGCCGAAGCTGACGCGGCCAGTACCCGTACTCGCAAAACAAAGGAAGTCGTGGCTCAGCCTGTTGCGGTAGAATCAAGCGAAGTAGCGCCTGAACAGTGAGGTAAACCATGGCCGTCGTAAAAGTCGTTGACCTGATTGAGCGGGCGAAAATAATTCTCCAAGACGAGGATTCTGTACGATGGTCATTGTCGGAACTACAGTACTGGTTAAACGATGGGTACCGCGAGACTCTGATTTTTCGGCCTGACTCGAACACCATCACTGCTGAGTTCGCTTGCGTGGCTGGCCCACGCCAAGTGTTGACGACTGTGTTTCCCAACGCAACGCGGCTTGTGTCTGTTTTACGCAACACTGCGGCTACATCGAACAAGTACGCTGTGAGGCTTGTGGATCGTAGGGGGCTTGATGACCAACGCAAAGGCTGGTATGCAGAGACCCCCACGGTAAGCGTCGAAGAGTACATGTTCGATGCGAGACAGCCGAAAGAGTTTCTGGTGTACCCACCGGCTACATCCGCTGCACGCCTTGAGGTGGCTTACGCTCAGGTTCCTACAGCCCACACCCTGACTGATGTGCAGCTGGACAACCCAGCCACGGCAGAGGTGATACGCATCGACGACACCTTTGCGAACTCTTTGCTGGACTACATGCTGTATAGAGCCTACACCAAAGACGCAGAGCAGCAGGGTAACGCCGCTCGTGCGGTGGGACACTACCAAGCCTTCCAAACATCGCTTGGCGTGGCCGCTCAAGCTAATGCTGCTTCGCAGCCGGGAGTTGCGTAATGGCAAAACTATGGGACGACTTCATCCCGCTTATTTCTCCACACCTGCCCGGATGCCCAAACGCGTCTATGCGCTTGTATCTGGCCTCTACGTCGGCGGATTTCTTCGCTAGGACGTACCTGTGGCGTGAGCAGATCGACGCTATCTACATCGCCCCCAATCAGGTCGACTACGACTTGGACACGGACACTGGGCTCGTCGAGAATGTAATCTCGGTGGTGCATAACGAGACTCCGCTTACACGCACAGACTTGCGCCTTATTGGCGCAGAGAAGTTGTCGGAGGTTGGCGAACCCCGCGAGTACTGGATTCAGGCTGACAACAGCATCCGTATATTTCCTACACCAGAGGAGCGCACCGTCCTGAAGGTGTACGCCGTGCTCAAGCCAAATCGTTCTGGCACGGGTGTTGAGGACTGGATTTACGAGACCTTCGCTGACAACATTGTGAGTGGTGCTATCGCGCAGTTGGCTATGATCCCCGGCAAGGAGTGGTCTGATATCGCCATGGCTGGCATGCACAAGGGCCTCTACGAACGCGCCATCACAAATGCTCGCATCCGAGATTTTCGCGGTGTCCATCTGATGGTACGCCAGCGTCCCGCCGCTTGAGGAAACACCATGACCGAAAAAATTAAACTTGTTCAGGACGACACCCGTCCGGCAATAGTTTGCACGATCACAGACGACACGACTGGAGCAATCGTCGCATTGACCGGCGCTACGGTTTTGTTGAAGTTCCGTGCTGCTGGGTCGACGACGCTGCAAGCAACAGTCACAGGTGTTGTAACCGATGGCCCCAATGGGGTCGTTGTTTTCTACCCTGCTTCTGCGCCTGAAATGTTAACCGGCGCTGCTGGTGACTATGATGATGTGGCGCTGTGCGATACCATCATGAACGAGCAAGGCGTGCCGAACTATGACCGCTACCTGGCGCTCTCCAGCCGC